ACAGCCAGTTAACTTTTTCCTCGAAAATCTTGAGAATTCATCGAGAAATATTGAGACTCTTGTTAACCCATACGTGTCTGATTACTTCAGTGGTATTAAGTTAAATACAGATGGCACACCTGCTAAGAAAGTAAGAATTGTTTCTCAGCAACTTATCAATGCATTAAGCTCACCAACACTAAGTGCTACAGTAAACGCTGGATGTACACTCACTCAGTTAACGGCTGCTTCAACATCCATTGGCTTTGGTGATGCTCTATTTCCTCTCGGTGCATACGGCGAAGTAAAAATTAATTCGAAGGAGGTTGGCAATATACCTGGAAAAGTTAGTCGTGCTCTTGAAAGAATCAGAAACGATGAAGTCTTTGATATTGATATTATCGCAGAAGGTGGTTTAGGTACAATATGGACAACAGTCTGTGCTACAGGTTTAACCTACTTCGACGATACAAAGACTGCTGCCAGTATTGAAGCACTAAGAACATCTAATGACTTAGTAGATACAAGCGCTAGAGATTACTACAATACTATTTTTAGCCAATTTAATGTATTCTGCGGACCTATTAAAGATGGAGGACGTGGAGATGTATTCTTTATCGCTGACCCTATTAGACAAATTCTTGTAACTGGTAAAGATAACAAAGTTATTAATATACCTGGTAAGAATTTCTCTACTGATATTTATTGGGCTATGAGACATCAATTTGAACTGACCAATACATCATATTCTTCGGTGTTTGCAAACTATATAAAGGTATATGATATATACAGTGGTTTATATGTATATGTACCTTCCTCTGGATTTGCTGCGGCTAGAATGGCATCAACTGATGCTGATCAAGGTCCATGGGCAGCTCCTGCAGGTTATTCACGAGGTATTATTAATGATGCTCTTGATGTAGCGTTTTCACCAAACCAAAGACAGCGTGATGAATTGTATAAGTTTAACTTGAATCCTATTACACGCATTCCTGATCAAGGTATTGTTGTTTACGGTCAAAAGACACTTCTTAAGAAGCCAAGTGCTTTTGATAGAATTAACGTACGTAGAAGCTTCTTATATCTAGAGAAAGCTACTAAGTCTGTAATGAAGTTTTTCTTATTCGAAAATAACACATTATTTACAAGAACAAGAGTCGTTAACACACTTGTACCGTTCTTCGAAAGAGTTAAGCAATCTGATGGTCTATATGATTATCTGATTGTCTGCGATCAACGTAACAATACTACAGAGGTTATTGATAACAATGAGCTAGTTGTTGACATTTACTTAAAACCTGTCAAGTCTGCAGAGTTTATCTTAGTAAATTTCTATGCAACTCGCACCGATACTAACTTCCAAGAATTAATTGGTGGTTAATAAAGTATTCTAACTATACTTAAGCCGGCTGTTTCCAGCCGGCTTTTTTTTGTCTTTCAATGGAAACATGACAGGGAGACATAAATATATTCATGGCCGTAAGACAGAATCAAATATATACACCGTATTGCTACTTAATAGGTTGGACTAATCAGAACAAATACTACTATGGTACAAGGTATGCGGAAGATTCTAAATGTTTATATGAATCAGGCTGCCATCCTGATGATCTATGGGTAACATACTATACATCATCAGAATATGTAACGGAAATGAGGAAAAAGTATGGTGAGCCTAATGTTATTAAAATACGTAAAACGTTTACTAATAAGAAAAGTGCACTTGCTTGGGAAAATAAAGTTATTATACGTATAGGAGCAGTAGAGAGTACAAAGTGGTTAAATAAACGAAGTAGTAGAGCAATACTAATGGATGATATAGTTAAAGATAAGATAAGAAGAGGTAATATAGGTAAGATTCAAACAAAAGAAACAAGAATAAAAATTAGTAAGACACGTTTAGAAAGAAAAATTAAGCATACGGTAGAAACGAAAGAAAAACTAAGTAAGCTACGTGGTAATAAAATCGTATGGTCGAAACCCTTTATTTTTAAACATAATAATAAAATATACGAATTTTTAAGTATGGGGCAATTTCTTGATGAATTTGGTAGATCTGCGGTATGCATTTATAGAATAGTTTGGCAGCATCAAGGAAAACAATATACACTAACGCGAAGAAGTAAGACATCAACGCATCCTTTCTTCCCCGGTGATGTACTATACTTTCAATGGAAACATGCCCGTGAGACATAAATATATTCATGGCAGGCGTAAACCAAAACATACAAAACTTTTACAGAACAGCAGCTGATAGAGACTTCTCACGAGACTTCCTCTTTAGAGTAACTGAATTAAACATAGCTGGTGTACCTGCTATGCAAGAGAATCAATTAATTTACGCTAAAACAGCAAATCTCCCTGGAAGAAATATAGGTAACGTAGCTGTACCGTATATGGGATTGAATCTCAATGTTCCAGGTAGTGTTACATATCCAGGCTCTGAAGGTTATTCAATTACCTTTTACCTAGATGCTAATAGTGATTTAAGAACATATTTTGAAGCTGCTTCAAGAGCTTTATTTGATGATCAGACTTCTACAGGCGGTTACGGTACTCCTGATGAAACACATTATATCTCTCTAGCTCAGCTTGATAAAGAGCTTAACCCTATTAGTAACTATAAACTTATAGGTGCTTCCTTACGAAATATTAATGATATTAGTTATAGTATTGCAGCTGGTACAGGTCAAACTGTAGAAGTTACAGCTACTATTGCATATCATTACTATACAAATCCGTTATTAGCGCAATAATAAAATATCGTGATAGGCCCGGTTCCATTACGCATTAAGCTACAGAATCAGTGGGCTAATGATATCCCACTTAAATTTCTCTGGACTATTTCCTTTTTTGCGCGTGGTCCTGCCGCTGCTAGTGAAGGTAATGCAAATAGTATGGCGGATATAGCTTTAAATGTATCAGATATAATTAGAAGATACGAAGGTAATAATAAATGGCCTGTTATACCTAGCCTATACCAATATCAGTCAGATAACTCTGAGAATTATGGTTACATGTTTGCGCAATCTGTGGCGTTTCCTAATGATGCGTTTAATGTTGTTAATTCCTCTTTAGAAGGTGCTGGTGGTTTCTTACCTTCATATATAGGTGGTGATAGAAGCGGTTACGGTGGTAATAACGGACTAAATGTTACATTTCTTGAGACAAATGTTGATATTATTGATAACTTTATACGTCCTTGGATTATAGCTGCTTCTTATAAAGGTCTTATAGAAGATGGAAAAGAAGATATTAAGTGCAATATAATGGTTAACTACTATACACGTGATAGATATCAATCTAATCAACGTATTATGGAACCTGGTACAGAGCTTAATTTTGAACGTAGAAAGAGTTTTATTTTTGAGAATGCTGTACCTTATCAGGTGAGTGGTGATGAAGTAAATTATAGTGAACTTAACGTGGGTGGAGTTACAAAGACAGTAGGATTTGCATTTAGCAATTACTACACTATACCTGTTCTATGAGTTATAGTTTTAAGGTTAAGGTGCAGTTACCTAGTGGTAAGCATATTCGCGTAGAAGAATTAAAAAATAAAGACTACTTGACAATCCTTAAGTATTGTGAAAATACAGATACCGAGGGGTTGAATGATTTGTTTAATGATTTAATATTTAAAGGAGATCTCAAATCTTTAGATATTATCGATAAGTTCTATGTACTTCTTATTGTTAGAATGATTTTTATAGATCCTGATCTTATATTTGCAGATGTGAATAACAATAATATTAAGTTCAGCATTTCAAATATACTAGAAAAAATTGATCACTTTCAGAACGATTATAATAAAACTATTAATGTACAAGATTTTACTATAGAATTAGGTTTGCCAAATTTAATATACTTTAATGATGTTAATGATATATATATAAGCACTATTAAAAGCATTAGACTTAAAGACAAATTAATAAATTTTGCAGAGCTAGATAACACTGAAAAGGAACTTATTCTATCTTACCTACCAAATACATTGTTTACACATATAAACAACTATATTACGCAAGTTTCAAAGCAATTGCAAGATTTCGTTATCGTAGAACAGAACCAACAGTTTAATATAGCAGAAATTAACACAAATATTATTTCAAACGGCTTTATGAGCTTTATATTAAATATATTCTCTACAGGTTTAAAGAGTTTCTTAGAGATGTTATATATATTCGCAAATAAGATTAATATAGAGGGTGTAACATATTACGAGCTTTCACCGCTTGATTCGAAAGTACTTATAAACATTTATAATAAAGATATTAGTGATCAGAACAAGGCGTTGCAAAATAAAGAACGCGAGTAAATACAGTTATGAGTGATATAAAATCTTTTCTTGATGATTTAAAGCTACTTAACGAAAAGGACTGCTTTGATGTATATGTTCCATCTATTGAAAAGAAGATATCCTTTAAGGCTTTATCAGTTAAACAGCATAAAGATGTAGTTAAAACGGTAATGAACGGAGTAGAAGGTTCTATTCTTGTTACAAAAATCTTTAATGATATTGTTAAAGAGAATTCTTTACAATTTATTGATTTCAAGTTATACGATCGTAATAAGATATTAGTTGACATGCGACGTCAGAGTGTTGGTTCAAATGTAACAATTAACGATACCGTATATACATTAGACGATTTACCTGAATATAAGTTCACCTTTAATGACAGTAAGGAGTTTACCTATAAAGGTATTAAAATACAAGCGCAAATTCCTAACCTTGAATTAGATTCAAAGATTACAGAAAAAAGTGTAGTAGAGATTACACGTTTAACGAACGATGATAAAAAGGTAGGTAGTTCGATTAATATACTTCTAATTTACGAACTAATGAAATTTATTCAGACAGTTCAAATAGAAGATAATATTATAAATTTTAACGAGTTAGGTACCTACGATAAAAAAAATATTATTGAAAATCTACCACTTAAGCTTAATAACGATATATTAGAGTATATTACAGCCTATAAAGAATACGAACAAGAGTTATTTACATATAGTGATGGTGCTAAACTGAATATTGATGTTAGCTTCCTTGCTAGTGAATAAATAACTATGTGGCTGATGATAGTAAGAGTAGTGTCGGTAGTTTAGTAAGTATTTTTTCATCCCTAAAAAGGATGAAAGATGAACCTACAGGTGTCTCTGGCTCCATCATTAAAGATAGTACACGTGATGATAAGGTTGATCCGAGTTTAGACTCTAATGAGATTTCTAGATTTACAAAGATAGCTAATATATATGCTAAAGCATTGCAAGATGCTGCACCTAAACCTACTGCAGAAAGATTAAAGGATCTTACACCGGAAAAGCAGAAAAGTTTAGGTATGGGTGCTATTAGTGATAAGACAAAGAGTATAGTACAACCTATAACAGATAAAAAAGATCTTATTGGTGATATATTTAAGTTTCTCACTAACGCTGCTATAGCAGGACTTGCTTGGATGATGTTACCTAAAGAAGCAAAGGATAAAATAAAAGAAATAGCAGGTAACCTCATTTCAGGTTTAATGGATGGTTTAAAGGTTGCCTTTAAAGAGTACTTACCTGCTTTTATTAAAAGTATGAAGGAATTGCTTTTTGGTACATCACCTACCATGGGTAAAGGTGGTGTAGAATCGCCTGGCACAACTGGCATTCTTTCAACTTTATGGAATAATAGCGGTGTAGCTGGTAACACAAGAGCTGCTCAAGCTCTAACTAAACCAATATTTAAAGGTATAGAATTAGGTAAGAAAGGTATATCTTACGGAAAATCTTTATTTACAGGTTCTAATGCTGTTGGTGCTGTTGTTAAAGACGGGGTTAAGATGGTTGGACCAGGTACCAAGATCGTAGCTGAAGAATCGGGTGTAATGGCTAAAGCTTTTTCAAAAGCTTTAAAATACTTAAAGGTTACCGGTAAAGGTGTATATAGTACATCTAAATGGTTATCTGGTCTTAAGTTTTTAGCACCTCTTTTAGAGGTTGGTTCCGGAGTTGTATATAAACGTGAGCAGGATGAATTACTTGCCAAAAACAGTCGAGGTGAGCCAGGTGGTATAAATTTAGATGAATATCAGCGCCGTATGGGTAAGAAGGTTATTGATAGTATAGGAGGATTAAGTGGTTCTTTATTAGGGCCTGCTATAATTCAAGGTGTTCTAACTGGTGTATCAGGAGGACTATTAACACCATTGCAAGTAGCTTTAAGTCCGCTTATAACTTTTGGTGGAGCTTTAGCTGGTGATTGGGCTGGTCGTAAGCTCGCAGGCTTTCTCACTGATTATGTTTTAACAGATAAATATACACGTTATATAGGTGCCTCCTTTACTGGTACAACACCAACCGGTGAATTACAAGATTATATTATGCAAAACGGTGTTATTACATCTTTTAGCAATAAAGATCAAGTTTTAGGTATGAAAACAGGTGGTGCTATTGATAATCTCTTACAAGATAGTGGATCAAGCTCACATATTAAAAAACTCGTAGTTAATACAACAGAACATAATAAATTTACTAAATCCGCCATTATAGAGCAAATTAAACGTCAGGATACGATGATTGATTTACTTATACAACTCGTCAAAAAGCCAACCGGTGGCACCACAATGAATACAAATACCCCTTCTAACGTTCAACCTAGTAACTTTAGACAGGATTATAATTTACAAACATTAATAGCTTAATTATACGTTATGCCTGAACCTATTTACGCAACAACAAGCAACATACCAACTACTACTCTCTTTAGTGATAGTATACTGAGCAACTCTGTATCTGGTGCTAATAGCAATATAGAGTCAAGCAACACTAACGGTAATGTCGTTTTAGTACCTAAAGGTAGCGGTGTAATCGATGTTCGTAGTGATTTTGTTTGGTCTATTACACCAAAAAAGAATGTTCTACAAAGCATACCTTCTGTTTATCTTGTAGAACGATCACAAGAAACAAACTCTCTTGTTTCCTCCGCTTTATATTATATTACTACCTTTTTAAATACTCCGAATACAACATTAACGAGTGGTAATAATAATAACATAATAACATATATTATTAAACTTCTCCAATCTAGTTTAGGAGGAGCAGCAAATACAACATTTAATGACACTATTAAACAGCTTAAAACTAAACTTGATAAGCTTATAGGTAATACACAGGATAAGGCATTATTAAGTACTGACACACTTAAATCATATATTGGTATATACTTAACAAAAAAGACAGGATTTAAGTACGTCTTACCATACTTCGGTAACGCAGGGTTTTCATTAACCAACTCATGGGCATCAGAATCTCAAACATCTCCACTTATTGCTAAACAGCTTGTATCACAAGTAATGGAAGCGGTTGATAAAGGTGCCGCGACACTGAATATACTACAACCTGGAACGTTTATTGAAAAACCAAAATACTTTCAATACCCTTCAGAAGGTGAATCTATAACCGTTACTTTTCCTCTTCTCAATACTCAGAACCCTTATAGTAATGCACTACCATATCAGCAAAACTACGAGCTTTTATGGATATTAGCTTATCAGAATAAGCCCTATAGAACTTCTTTCTCGAGAATTCTACCACCTAAGATATATACACTAACTATACCGGGTGCAAAGTATATGCCATACTGTTATATTAGTAATATGTCTGTCGATTTTCAAGGTACACGTCGCAACCTTGAAGTTACACTACCGACAGGTAGAAGTATTATAGCACCTATACCGGAAGCATACACGGTATCTATTACATTTACAGGTTTATTAGCGGATTTAGCTAATATGATGGCGTCAGATGACTTTGGATTTAAAATTAACA